TACAGTGCTGGGCTTGCCGGATGCAAACTATGCGACAGCAAGACAGGCGACGATCACATATTACGAGATCCAACAAAAGCGGGCGCGCAAACTTGAGCAGTTCATGACGCGGATCGCGCAGCAATTCGATCCGGCATTGCATGTGATGATCGACTTTTCAGGCGTGGATGCGTTGCAAGCTGTACGAACTGAAAAACTAGAGCGCATCAGAATACACATTGAATCGGGTATGTCTGCCAGCGAGGCTTATGCCTATGAAGGCTTAACAGATAGCCCATTTGGAGAGACAGAGAGAACAGAAGACAGTCAGTCAGAAGAAGCGATCGAGCAAGCACTAACAGACCTAGTCCAGCGAGCAAAGGAAGACGAACTTGCAAAGATTGGCAACATGAAAGAGGCATTTGACGAACTCCCAGAGGCTACGCAAACAGCACTCGAAAAGAAGGCGACTGATCACAATGAGGACGTGAATCAAAACAAGGCAAAGACCACAACAAAATTCCGCCTTGCTGTCGTATATTGGCGAGGGATCGGGGCCTTCCGCACTAATCCGGCTTCGGTGCGTCCCAGTGTCAGCAGTCCTCAACAGTGGGCGATGGCTCGCGTCAACTCATATCTGTACGCACTCCGTAACGGCAAATACAGATCCGGCAAACATGACACGGATCTATTGCCCAAAGATCATCCGATGTCTGGAAAAGACGAAAAAAAAAAGATTGACGCACTAGAAACGCGGGGGAGCGTCGGAGACAAAGATCCGACGAACTTCCCAAATGATGGCGACGATCAACAGGTGGCACTCCGTAATTCAGAGTATGAGAGATTCCCACATGACGAGGCACAGGATCTGAAAGACAATTGGCCCGAGATATGGGATCGGGGTGGCAATATCCTTGGAAACAAACAATACAACCGCCTGAAGCCCATTGCAGAACGCGAGAGCAGTATTGCAGAGACACGAACAGAAGAGCTAGCAATCCGCACGCGTGAAGCATGGGCAGCGCGTCACCTGAAAGATTTTCGGCTCGCTGGTGTAGTTGCACAGATCAAATGGTTAGTCGTTGGATCTCGTGGATTGTCTCATATGCGCAAAGTGATCAGCGCAGAAAAGAAGCGACTGACAGAAAAGCGGGATCTATCGCAATCCATGACAAAAGCACAAAAGGATCTGTATTGGCGTCAATGGATGAAAAAGCAAGTTGTACCCGCTGAGAGGGCAATGAAGAGGGCAGTCGAGATATATCTAGATGATGCTGCGGATCGATACGCTAGACGGGCGGAGACACTTGCACAGGCGATTATAAACCAACAACAGAGCAAGGCGATCGATTATACAACGATACTCGGACGCGTTGCAGAAATCACACAGATCCAGAAAGTGATCGGGCGCGCATATCGTACGATTTTCATATTGACTGGAAATGATACTGTCGGACAGCTGTATGACATGACAGGCAAAACGAAACCCCTTGATCTTCTATTTGGAGAGCGTCCAATTATGGAACGTCAGATCCTGACAATGGCGAAGCAGATCAACGCAACAAATGAAAAGCAAATCAAGCGACTAGTAAGATCAGGCATACAGCAGGGATTGAGTAACAAACAGATCTCCGAGAACATCCGATCGGCTACAACATTCAACGCCAAACGCGCGCAGCGTATCGCACAGACTGAAACCACAAAAGCGATCAACACGGCAACAAATGACGCGTACAAGCAATTCGAAGATCAAGAGGGTGTCAAGGTGTTGAAAGAATGGATCGATTCACGTGATGACAAAGTGAGGGAGTCACACCTTGAACTAGGCAGCCAGCCCCCGATCCCAGTGGATCAAGATTTTAAAGTCGATGGATACTCTGGACCTGCTCCAGCGTCTTTTGGTGCGGCTGCTATGGATATCAACTGTCGTTGTACTATTGCCCCGATTATCATAGAGGATTAAAATGCAACTGAAGGAGATCAGCATGTTAACGGCGTATTTTCTAATTGGGCTCGGCGGTATTATTATCGGTGGAGTCAGTACCTTAGTCATAACAAAAGACAAAAAAGAGCCAGTCAGTCAGCCAGTCAGCCCGATCATCGTTGAGCCTGTCGATCCTGTCTCAGATGTAGCAAAGCAGCTGACAAATCTTGATTTGCTCGTCGAACCTTGTAGCGCTGAATACATCAAAGAAAACGGGGATTTACTTTGCAGGGAAATGTATTGCCGCGTAATGGGGCGCGGAGTCGAGGCGAAAACCAGCGGTCAAGAGTGTGAAGAAATTGCGAACGTAGCGAACTCACAGATCATAATCAATCATTGTGAGTCTTTTCTTGACGGGTCAAAAGAGTGCTACGAGAAATATAGAGAGCGTAAATAATTATTCGACACTAGATCCTGTATGCTATACCATAACTGAGAGGAGCACAGATGCGTTTCAAGAACTTCCAAGCAAAGCAGACAACACAAGACAAGCCGATCAAGTTTGTAGCGTCTACAGCGTCACCTGATAGATATGGCGATGTCGTAGATCAAAAGGGCTGGGATCTGTCTGCATACAATCGCAATCCAGTTGTGCTTTTTAATCACAATCCGTCACAGATGCCAATCGGCAAGGGTAAAGCCTATGTCGAGAATGAGCAATTAATGCTGGAGGTGGAATTTGATCAAAAAGACGACATGGCTAAAACGATTGAGCAGAAAGTGCGCGACGGCTATATCAATGCTGTATCAGTCGGATTTCAGCCGAGTAAAACTATCGCTCGTAGTTCTTTGCCTACTGATCATCCTTATCATGGAAAGTCAGGATCTTACTTTCAAGCGTCCGAACTTTTAGAAGTATCGATCGTAACAATACCTGCAAACAATGAGGCTACCTTGTCAAAGCAATTCACTAGAGGAATCGGGCTTGCCGACGTTGCAAAATCCTTGATCCAAAGCAATAAAGTTGTATCCATCACAGAGACAAAATCTAACACTGTAATTGTAGAGTTTGCAAAGGCAGATCCACAGCCACAAAAGAGCGCCGATACTCCTAATGTATTGCGTGAACTTGTGGGATCAATGGTTACCGATGGAATAGAGATGCCTCTATACAACAGTAAAGAAGAAGCCGAAGAAAAAGCCGAAGAGATGGGCGGGAGTGGATCGCATGAGCATACTCTTGACGGTGAAACTGTATATATGCCTTTTGAGTCACATGAGCAGATTATGGAGATCATGGGCGACAAAGAGGAAGAGGAAGAAGTCGAGCGCGAGCACGATGAAGAGCACGACGAAGAAAAATATCACGATGATGACGAAGAAAAATATCACGATGATGAAGACAGCGAAGACGAAAAAGATAAAATGAAAGAGGAAGACAGCGAGGACGAAGAAAAATACATGTCTCTCGATGACTTCCTCCGCGAACTTAGACAATTTAACAAATAGACATTGGAGTAATTATGTCGAACATTGATGCAGTTAAGCAAATTATGGGAGAGCTGAAGAGCCTCCGTAATAATCAAGATGAGAAAGTTGCCAACATTGAGCAACAAATGAAAGCACTGAAAGAAGCACAACGCCTCACAGAAGAAGCCGTATATCGTGCTGACTCTGTCGAAGTTACTGGCACTGATTCAGAACTTAAAAAGTTTGTCAATAAAGACGGATCGATCCGCTGGACAGCCGGAAAGACTCAAGTCAAGACAGCGACAGGCGTGCAGACTGTACATGAAGCCGGATTGCTTGACACTGAAGAGAACTTGTCAAACTGGCATGTTGAAATGAAGCGTCTAGCCAACGATCGCCGCATGGTTAAAAACATGCTTGTCGGTGAAAAGCACACTCCAAAATTGGATCTTGCTATCGCTCGCCATTTGGCTGTTGCTCCTCGCTCAATCGCTGCTCAAGTTTCAAAGGCAAATTATGACGGCGCCGGCGTAGGTGCTGAGTTGATCCCTGATCAATTCTTGGCTGAATTGCACATGAAGTTTGAAGTTCCTACAGTTGTACGTTCTTTATTCTCTGAAGTGCAAATGACTTCTAACACCATGCTCGCGCCTCGCATCGATCGCGGCGGTCGTCCATACATCAAGGGCACCGTAAGCAGTGACAATCCTGCATTGTACCCTGTATCTACTGTATCAATGGGACAAAATCAAATCACTGCAAAAGGCTTGTCAACTCGTTACATCCTTGACGAAGAATTGATCGAAGACTCAGCCGTGTTGTTGTTGCCAGCAATGCAACGCATGATCGCAAAAGATATGCGCGATGCTGTTGAGGACGCAATCATTAACGGTGATGCTGCCGCTACCCATCAAGACGATATTGCACAATGGAACATCCGCGAAAGATGGGGAGCAACTGGCCTTGGTGGATCTAACGATCACAGACGTTTGTTTACTGGTCTTCGAGCTGCTTCTTATGACAAGGCGACGCAATTGGCTCTTGGTACTGTAACTGCAACAAACATGCTTCAATTGATCTCTCAGTTGGGTGAGTATGCTGCTGCTGATAAAGTGTTGATCGTATCTCCTGAGGCTCTTTATAATAGCCTTCTTGGATTGGATCAAGTCTTGACCCTCGATAAGTTCGGTCCTAGCGCAACAATCCTCACAGGGCAGATCGGATCATTGTTTGGCATGCCGATCGTTGTATCTCGTTTCTTGTCTGCTGATCTTGCTGGAACTGGTCTTTTTGCTGGTGCTGGTAACGACAAAACCGGAATGCTTGTCGTATCTCGTGACAGTTGGAACATCTTTGCACGTCGTGGCATCCAAATCTCACAAGAGCAAGACATCAAATCAGGCGCTTACAACATGGTAGCAACTGAGCGCTTGACCTTCGGATCTCTTGATGCTGATGCTGTTAAAAATGTTGCATTCGGATTCAACGTATAATCATTAAATCAATAGGGGGAGAGATCCCCCTCCCTTTTATTGGAGAAAAAAATGTCTTACTATTATCCTGAACATCAATACTTTCTTACAGCCGCTGGAACTGATGGCGAAGCAAGTATTGTATTCCATGAACGAATGGAAGTTGTTGCCTGTAAAATTGTTGATTTTGCGGGTGTTGCCGCACATGGGACAAACTATGTAACATTCCAAGTTATTGGAAATGACAAAACAAATGTGCTTTTTGAGTGGAAAACGCTCGACACTGCAAACGGTGCACTGGCTGCAAATGTTGCCGTTGATATGGTTTCTCAAGGTCACGAAGACAAAGCAATTTTTGAGGCTGGAGAAGTGTTGATCTTAAAAGCAATCAAGGCTGCCAGCGGTCAAGCAACAAAAGCAAGTATCTGCTTGCAGTTGCGTCAAGCGCGTTCTTACTAACTCACTGATCTAGGTTAAAAATGTATGCCTCTTGTTACTACGGATATATTGAAGGAGTACCTGCCTGAAATTACAGGCACAGGGAGCGATACAGAACTGTCGGATCTTTTGGATAGAGTCGAGGCGGCGATCGCTCGTTTCCTCGGCTTTCCTGCGCCTGATAGTAGCGTTACAAAAACGCTAGCCGTTGCAACGTATACGCTGTATATTGATTCGTACATGTACGACAATATAAGCGTGTTACCGTTGCCAGTCAGACCAGTTGTAACGATTACCAGTGTACACGCAGATCCGGATCGAGTCTATGGCGCTGATACTGAAGTAAAGGCAGACGAGTACGAGATTGATAAACAACAGGGCTTACTCATCATCAAAACGAACACAAGCACTGTAGGATTCACAAACGCCTATCGAGGGAATAAAGTTGTGGGCACGTTTGGATTCACGCTATTCCATAAGGATCTTGTGCATGCTGTCTGTGTGTTTGCTTCTCAACTCCACAGAGCGAAGAGCAGTCAAGGGAAAAAAAGCAATGCACTGAGAGGCGCGACGACTTCATATTTGCCCAATACGATCCCGCAAGAAGTGAAAGAAATATTATACCCCTATCGAAACACATTTGTGATTATATAGGGGCACGATATGGAGTTCAATGAGCTGTCACCACAGATGCGAGGGGCCAAAACTCGCCTGTTAAAGTTGCTAGAGAAACGACTAAAGATCGCCGCCTTGCAAATGGAGGGACGATCCAAGCAAGTTGCATTTTCTAGATTCAACAATCAGACTGGACGATTGCGTCAGAGCATCGCGGGACGCTTTGCAGTGGTAGACGGCAAGCCGACTGCAATATTGCAGGCAGGTGGACAATTTGGCGACGCTGAATTGGAATATGCACGCTTTATCGAGTTCGGTACACGTTACATTAAGCCGCGCAGATTTCTAGGGCGAAGTATCGAAGCACAGCAAAAAGAATTCCAGCCCAAATTGCAAGACTTGCTACGAGCTGCACTGATACGGGATTGATATGGCAAATGCAACGATTTACAGAGTATTGGAAGCACTCCAAACGAAAACGGCGCAGGATTTTTCTAGTGATCATAGTGGTCTTGATATGCGCAATTCTGTTGTTATCGGTGCTTTGTTGGACCCTCCGCGCGCGCCTTATGCGTCAGTATCATTCTTGGATTATACGACAGAGCAAGGCTTGAATCTGGCGTCTTATCGCATGTCGGCAAGATACGAGATCTATTGCTTTTGTGGAGGCTCAGATCTTGCAGACAGATCAAAAAATGTACTGAATCTTACAAGCGACATTATCAAGGCAATCACAGCTGATCGATTTCTAGGTCTGGCCAATCCAGACACCACAAGAACGATCGATAATGTCATTTGCAACTTTACGGCAATCGAGGGAGATAGATTTGGACTCGATGGCATTGCAATCGGTTATATTGAGGTCACAGTTACATTTCAAAGTAGGACAGGGATCTAGATATGACGTGGTTTGATGCAGATTACAGAAGGCGGCAAATTGTAGCCATTGACGCGACAGGCGGATCCGGTACGACGGCAACGATCGACGCTGAGTTTTTAGTGCCGTCTGACTGGGATGATTTTTGGGACAATATCCGATCAGATTTCAATGATGTAGTCGTGACAGATTCAGAGGGCAACAAGGCAAACTTTGCACGTAAAGCCGGAGCCAACTACAGCACAAGAACGCTGACACTGCAGATCGACGGATTGCAGATCAAAAATGATGATTCTTTTGCTGTCGCATATGTGTATTTCTTTGAACCAAATGAAACAACAGATCACAGTACCAGCGTGACTATTTCCAGCGCCAAGACAGGGCACATAATGCTTTCTGCGCCTCATTCTAGGATAGTCAGTCAGCCAGCCAGTCAAAGCGCCTTAGACAGCCCGATACAGTCGTTTGTTAAAGCATCCACAGACGAGATACATGTTTTTTTCATTGTCAATTCAGGATTTGCCAAGCGGATCAGCCCATTCAACGAGCGCAACGATGAAGAGGGGATCGATTATGTACAGGTGAAATCCTTTGATTCAAGCGGTGCCGATGCCTCTGCGCGCTATGATGAAGCATCAACGAGATTCGGCAATGGATTTGTAAGAGCAACATACAAAGCAGGCGACAACGGCACAGACTACGCGATCGCAATCCAAATCTCAACAACACTCGGACAGCTGTACCAAATACGTGCTATTTTACGAGTAAAGAATTTACTTCCATAGGAGTCATACATGTCTATTTTATTCGCACAAAATTCATTTCTACGAGTTGGAGAAGAATCCACATGGGGAACTGAACAAGCCTCGACAACTCAAGACATTAAAGTGATTAGCAGCACTCTGCAAGTTGTACAGGAAAGAGAGCGCACCACACATTTATCCGTCCCAACTAGTGGCATGCAGTCAGGTACGTTTGAGGGCTTCAGAAATGCCGGAGGATCGATCGACATCCCTGCTTATTATGATGGGATCGGCGTATTGATTAAAGCGGCACTCGGAGCACTTGCCACCACAGGCGGATCGGCACCGTATACACACACATACACACCAGCGTCAACACTTCCATCACTGACAATCCAATTTCAACGCGGTACAAATCTCGCAGACAGTCGCGAGGATTTTCTTGGTATGAAAGTCAATACAATGACAATCAGCGCAGAAGCCGGATCGGAAATGACAATATCCTTTGACCTGATCGGCAAAGATGCAGACGCACGAGCCGCAAACATTGTTAGCGACTTTCCGAGCCATGACGAGATCTTACACTTTGAAGCTGGTTCTTTAAGTCTTGGATCTTCATTTTCCCCAACGTCACTAGACATCCGATCTTTTGAATTGACACTATCAAACGCGATCGACCGTCGTAATTTGCTGGGCTCCAAACTGACAGGCGAGCCAGTATTTACAGACTTAAGAGAAGTTACAATGTCTGTAACTTGTGATGTAACAGATAATACATTGTATGCTGCTTCACTTGCTGGAACTCAAGACGACGTGTCATTACAGTTCACGCGTACAGCTGACACAAATCATCACTTTAAAATGACATTGTCAAACGCTACTATTGAAGATTACAACGACAATATAACTGCCTTTGGCCGTGTAGAGCGCACATTCACATTTAGAGGCACTGCAAACGCTACAAACGCTGGATTAACTATCGAGATCAAGAACGCCTCAGCAAATGGATTGTACGGCGATACTCCTTAACGCTTGACACACAAAAGGCAGCCTGTTAGACTGCCTGTGTATCTTGACATACTGATCGCCGCCCTTTTCCGTTGTTGCTGGGCGGCGATCTTTTGTTTTTAGAGTGCTGTGCTTGCCAGTGCTCGAAGTAGTGACCAGCTGATCAAATACATCATCAGTCCACACACTGAGAAGCCGATCGCCTGTCCGATTTGCTTTGCTTGTTGTCTGTTCATGTCGTGCCCCGTTGTTGTAAGTGGGCGACCGAAGCCGCCCGAGTTGATTGATTATCTTGCCCAAGAGTACTCTAAGGCAAATCTTTTGATTGTTTCTTTGACGTATTGAAGAAAATCAATATTGTCGTCAGTGAGGTCGTTTTGCTTTTTGATTTCAGTAAGAAACTCAATCAAGTTAACTGTGCAATGGTTAATCCGTTGAGCATGATAGATTTCTACACTAGGATGATTTGTATTCTGATATTTGCGTTCATTATTTGTTGCTGTGTTCATCCAGTAGCAGATTTCAAGTAAAAGTTTGTCGGTTTTGTTGCTTTGCATTGTCTTTCCGTTGTTGTTGTATGCATCATTGCTTACATTCTTATATTAAACGATTACTTTTGATATGTCAACATATTTACACAAAATAATACTAAATAAATGTAATTAATATGGGATGAATGATCGCCAATCCGTTAAACTATCGACAGAATCAACACACAACGGAGATCCTATGTTGAAAGATTTTTTACAAGAAGTGCAGTCAGTCAGTCAGTTTGAACTAGAGATATTCGCGGGGCAGTTGCTGATCAAAGGGCGCATACTGTCGCCGGCCGAGATTGAAAAAGCCAGCCTCGCAAATTCTCTCTTATTGCAAGCACTGGCAAGCACAGGCGAAATCAGCCGATTCCAAAAGATGTCTGAAGCACTACAAGACGATCCAAACGAGGAGACACTTGATCAGGCCTATCAGATGCTATCAAAAATACGACCTGAGCAAATGGAAAAGATTGCACAAAGTCAAGATCAAATAATCGCGCAGTGTGTCTCACAGGCAAAGAGAGCAGGCGACGATCAACAGTGGGAGCGCATACAGATTGTATTGACGCAGCAAGAACAGAACGCCGAAAGAAATATGCTCTGGATCGGGATGCTCTCCAAAGAAGATCGGGCCGCTATCCTTGATAAAGCACTCAAAGGACAAGGAGAAGCAGTTAAACGGCTGCAAACCTTTCGCGGATAGTGAGGAGTATTTCCATATCATAGACATCATTGCGCGCATGTATGGAACGCTACCCAGTGAGATTGCAAAACTTGACTGGTTCGATTTAATGATCTGTTTGAAGTGTATCAAGCACAGAGGCGCGCGCATGAATCGCCTATTGAAGCGATACAAGAAGACGGGCGTACAGCCGACTGTCTCACTGACTGACTTAATCGATATAATAGGGTGAAATTCTTGTTTGTGCTACTCTTGATATAATCGGCTATGATAGGCGCATAGCAGAGGATCAAAAGATGGCTGATACAGTAGTTCAATATGTTCTTAAAGTGGATTCAAAGGGCGCACAGAAGGCGCTAGACAGCACAGCAAAAGAGGCGGACGACCTGACAAAGAGCCTCGATAAACTGGGCAATGAATCGAAAGACGCCAGTAAGGATCTCGGCGAGACAGAGAAATCAAGCAAGAAAACAACCAAAGGATTAAAGGGCTTAAAGATTGCAGGGGCTGCAGCTGCTGGCGCACTGGCTGGGATTGCAACGGTTGCAGTTGGCACAATCGCGACTGTTGGCGCACTCGGATCAGCGTACATTGATGCACAAAAAGCCGCCTTTGCCTTTACTCGTGAAGTTGTCGACAGTGTCAACGATCTTAATGATCTCAGTGCTCAATCAGGTTTGACAGCTGGAAGTATTCAGGCAGTAATTACAGCGTTTGAAGGATCGGGGCAATCAGCACAAGCGGCATCGGCTTTCATTTCTCGCTTTCCTCGTCTATTCGCCGATCTCGCTTCAGGTGCTAGCCGTGCCAGTGAATCCGCCGCCCGTCTAGGTATCAGCCTCACAGATGCAGAGGGCAACATAAAGAGCGCCGATACAGTATTGATCGACGTTACAAGAGCATTGCAGAGCATTGAAGATCCAACAGAAAGAGCAACAGAAGGCTTTTTATTGATGGGAAGATCAGCGGGGCAATTCTTGCAGGCATTTGGATCAACGTCTGATTTTGAAAACTTCCTAGCAATCACAGATCGTTATGGAGTCGAGACAGGGCCACAGGCAAGCGCCGCAGCTGCACGCTTTCAAGAGCAACTCGCCTTCTTAAATGTCGTTGTAAAAGGATTACAACAGCGTTTCGTCAATGCTGTGGGCGGTGTCGATTTCTTCAATGATAAACTATTGCAGGCGATCAAGATTGTTGTAACATTGCAGGATTTTATTGCAGAGAATGAGGAGCAATTTAAGCAACTGGGCAACGCGTTAAAGATTGCAGGAAATGACATTTTAGAGTTTTTTCAACAGGCTCTGCCGGGTTTTGCGTCGTTTGTAAATACTGTTTTCGGTACTATTATCGAACAGATAAGATTGACAGCGCTATTTATGAACGATCTTGGCTTAATTAGCGATGAAACATTTAAGAAGTTTTCACAGGGGGCAAACAGTATTCGAAATGTTGCCGATACTGTCGCCGATCTTACTACCCAACTCGCCGCCGTAGATTTTACGGGCGATACGGGGGCAGGCACTGGAGGGCGTACAGGGGCTAGTGATGTTGAGGGGTTCTTAGAGAAATTACTTGCTGGACTCGGCGACAAAGCCAAACAAGCCCGCCCACCCGTTGACGGTCTAGCAGATGCGATCGATGCAACGGGCGACGCGGCCGCACAGGCTCAAGAAGAATATGATGCATTGATGAAACAGATACTGGATGCAGGCAAAACAATAGACTCGGCAACGGCTCAATTTTTCCCGTTTGAAGCTGCTGTATCAAAAGCAGAACAACAATTGGGCGCGCTTGAAGATGCCTTCAGATTGGCGACTGAGCAAGGGATCCCAACTGAAAAAATTACTCGTTTGATCGGAGCGGCTGAGAAGGATCTGGCAGAAAAAAGAGAGGCAGGAGCAAAGGCGGCAGAAGAGGCAGCAAAGAAGGAAAGACAGGCTCGACAAGAATCCGCAATTGATACATTTGCAACTGTTGCCAGCCTTGACGCGGCTTCGATTGTATCGCTTGTTAATCCGATGGCGGGCGCAATCACTGGCATTGTACAGGGGATCGGTGAGAAAGTAATTGAAAAAGGACCAGCACAGATTAGGGCTGAGGCACTCGCACAGGCTGAGGCGATCAAAGTTGGGATCGCATTCTTGCCTGAGTTGTTTCTGTCAATCGCTCCACAACTTGGGATCGCTATTGCTGAGGCGTTTGTCGACGGGGCTCAATTGTTAGTATTGAATCTAGTAGAAGGCATCAAGCAGGCATTCTCATTTATTCAAGGCACGACACGAGAAGAGAGGCAAGATCGGAGGCGGCGCGCATTTGTTGACTTCTTCGATCCTCGCACTTCAGCCTCGTTCATGGGCGGCGGTCGATTTGTACCCAGTGCGCAAGGCGGGATCAGATTTACAGGGGCGCAGGATGGCCCCGCAATGCTTCACAGAGGCGAGTTTGTCGTTCCGCAAAGTGGACAACGTCCACAGCAAGTCGATCGACAGTTAAACAATACGACAGGCGGCGGGATGACGATCAACATAAACAGCGCCGTTGTGGATCGCAATGCTGTAGATGCACTCGTTAGAGAGATAGAGATCCGCTTTAATAATCAATTCGGCACATCGTCAAGCAGTCTTTTCGGAGGGCGATAATGGGCAATGCAAAATTCTATTTTACACCTGAGCCATTTGGCGCATTGAACGGCGCTTCACTGGTCACAATAGACCTCGGCGAGGCACTGGGCGAAATGTACTCTGATATATCCGTCGAAGCTGTAGACGCTGTCTCACTGACTGGCTCAATACAAAGATCTGTCGGTAGGACTCAAGAAATCGTTACGATACAGCGGGATCGGATGATTGGAGGCGAGGATCTAGCAATACAGTTTCACGCGCTGCAGAATCATCTTGATCGGGGCTTCTCTGTCTCGTTTGCTGCCGATGATGCAAAGGCGTTCTGTTTCCCAATACGCGGCACATTGAACAACAACAGCAGCAAGATCCAACTGTATGCAAATCCATTCCAGAACTTTACAGGGACCAGCTCAACGCCAGCTGTCGGAGACTATTGCACGATAGAGACTAGCAGCCCAGCAATGATACAAGAGATTGTAAAAATGCAGACTGTGAGCAATGCCACAGCACAAGGCGGCGATGTTGATACAGTCAATCCCGTACGCTTCCAATATGATCAACCTGCTTTTATGCGTCATTATCGCTTCTATCCGGTCTTAAAACGCCCACAGAGCGACATAGGACAGGCAATAGTAACAAACGAGGGCGGGCGTCTTTTCTCGCTGTCGATACGGCTTGTTGTGGACTATGTGACACTGTACGCCGCACACCCTGACACAGTGAGCGAATCAGGCGTATCAATTGGGCGATCTCTTGCCTCGTCAACTTCAGCAGGGCGACAAGGCGCGGGGCTTGCACTTGATGACATTAGAGACATGCTAGCCCCTACATTTGGCGGCGGCGGCTTCAATCCTCCGATCGGCGGTTAATATGGCGTGGACTCAACAATTTTTAGACAGCCTCGATAAGCCCGCAAAAGTAATTTCGTATGTGCTCAAGTTCTTGCAGCCTTCTGCAGATTACAACTTATCACAGGGCAATCGTGTAAGCATGAACACAGAGATCGCACTTGCTGACGCAGATGTAACGATCGACAGTGTACAAATCACCCCGCAGCGCTGGTCCGTCAACTTTGGCGGCTTCACAATTCGCATTGTTGGAGATCTTCGGCCTGTTCTTAATAAATCATTCAGGCGGGGCGCAGTCGCTGAGCTCATCATGGTTCGAGATGGCTTGCGCAATCGTGTCTGTATTGGACAGCTGCGAACCATTACAGGCGGTATGGCGTTTGGAGTTTGTCGATTTCCTTACAATGATGCAATCAAGATTAACCAGCAAGGCGACAGAATCACAATTCTGGTATTACGCTGGCAAGACTGCAAAAGTTACGCAGAATTTTAATTTTTCGAGCAGTGCTGATCTTTATCTTGATGACATTACAATATTTGAAAAAGAAACGGGGCAAAATGGAGTGATCAAAGTTGAGGACGTTAGCGCAGGCACGATCGATTTTTACACTTGGAGCAGTAAAACGAGCACAAGCGGCACGGCTGGCTTTTTGACGATTGCAGCAACTGGAAAATATCCCAGTACCGGATCGATAACTACACTGGCGATCAATGACGTTGTAACCAGCATCGTAAGGCTCCGAGGGCGTCCAGACTTTGTATTTGCTCGGCTTGTCATGAGTACAGGACAAGGCACACAGGGCGCATTCGATGATTATCCAGCATCATGGGCTATCGGCGTTGCATTCAATCCCAATCTCTTTGGACTGCAAAACCTCAACGCATATTATAATACAGCTTGGGCGACATCCAGCGGCACACATGAGATCGAACTGTTGATCGATAAAGCAGGCAACATACAAGACTTTTTAAGCGCTGTATTGAATATGGGAATGTGGCCTGTATGGGATCAAAATCAACTCAGCTGGCGTGTTTGTCAGAATCCAAATCAGGCTAGCTGGTTAACGGTACGCGATCATATTACAGATCGAGATATTATCAGTATCGACTCACATACATTGTACAGCCCATCACAATCTAGCGTATTCAGTGCAAGCACAATCAACACATTCAACAACACAACAGGACTGAATCAAGATGTTACATTTAGCGGCAACAGTATTCCCGTACTTCCCACAAGCACAGAAATCACGAGGGATCTGCGGCTTGTGTATCGTGTAGATAGTCCGATACAGCCAACACAAGCAAACGCAGATTTAACTCGCATGCGTCGATGGGATGCGGAGCCATATGAAGAGCTGAGTCTAACAGTGGCTGAAAAGCATTGCCTGTTAACGGCTGGCGACATTATAGAGATTTCTAGTATGTATATATATGGACTCAGAGAGGGTGCAGGAGATACGTACAGCAACAGAAGGGCAATGATCCTCGGTGTACGTTGGAACCCCTCTCAAAGTTCTGTCAATCTAACTATAGGCGTTATGTCATGAGAATCCCATTAAGCCCCGACGCATATCCGCACATATTGACCCGCGTAAAAGAAGCGGGCTTCACTGTGTTTGAATCCATTGATTATGATATGAACATCATAGGCGAGCGCAATCCACACGGCGAGCCAGATCGCTTCGATGACTGGATTCATATTTGCTATCTAGAGGGTGGATCTTGGCAGTGGCACGCGTACAAATGCACAACGGATGCAGGGCTATACTACCTCAGAAATGGCAACACGGCGATCCTAATACACAACAGACAATATCGAGGCGCGTACATGCTCGGACTGCATCGCGGCCAATATGAGGCACTCGTACAGCGTGGTAATGAGGTTTGTGTGTGGAGAGATAGAAACGCCGACAACGTGCACGACTACGGACAAAATGAGGAATGCGGATACTTTGGAATCAATATACACAGAGCTAGCAGAATAGTAGCCAGTCAGTCAGTAGATCAGTACAGTGCAGGCTGTCAAGTCATCCAAGATCCTGATGAATACGAGCACTTCATAGCCCTGTGCAAGCTACAGCCTCAACATACTGGATATGACAAATTCAGTTATACGCTCTTGATGGGGGAATAATGGAAAGCGAAGTTATGCAAGTGATTATGAATGGCGGTAGTAATGTCGCCTTTGCCGCGTTTCTATACTGGCAATACATGGAGCAGCGCAAACGGGGCGACGCTAGAGAGAGACGCGCAGAAGAACGAGAAGACGCACTCCGCACACGATACGATAAAGTAATTGCAGATTTACAGGCTAGAGAAGACAAGATCAGAGAAGATATTGTAAAAGAAATATCGGACCTTGATAAACGCATGTCATTGCTAGAACAAAAATTGGAACAGATTAACAGCCTAGCAACACAAATTAAACAGCACGTTTTTAAAACCTAGGCAATTGATTTCCAATAATCGAACTGTAAAACGTCGATCAAGCGTTTACATTAAAACCGAGTACAACACTCACAAACACAACACATGAGGAATAAAAAACATGGCTGTTCAAATTACCGGAAGACAGATCGCAAATGCTGCGGTTGGCGTCTCAAAATTAGATTTATCAACTGGAACCTTTGATTTTACAAGCGCAGTATTGCAAGTTGCTACCCCTTCAGAAGGCGATGCCGCTAACCGCGTAGCGTCTAAAGGATACGTTGATGGAGTTGCCCAAGGTCTTGACATAAAAGACTCTTGTAAAGCGGCTACAACTGCAAATATTACACTCTCAGGCACACAAACAATTGACGGTGTCTCGATTGTTGCCGATGATCGCGTTCTTGTCAAGGACCAGAGCACGCAAACAGAAAACGGCATTTATTTGTGTAAAGCCGGAGCGTGGCAACGTGCTGCCGATTTTGCCGCTGGCGCTTCTGAGGCTGGAGCATTTGCATTTATAGAGCAAGGAACTGCAAACGGCGACAACGGATTTGTTTGTACTTCAGACAAAGGATCCGATGTTGTAGGCACAAACAACATTGTATTCTCTCAATTCTCAGGCGCTGGACAAATCACTGCTGGAAATGCTCTCACAAAGGTAGGCAATACTCTCAATGTTGCCGTTGATGATTCATCGATCGAAATTTCTTCTGATGCATTGCGCGTTAAAGCAGCAGGTATTAGCAATGCAATGCTTGCTGGCTCGATTGCGAATGCCAAGCTCGCAAACAGTACAATTTCAGGCGTTGCTCTTGGTAGCAATCTCAACTCTTTGAGCGCTGGCAATGGTATCAGCATGAGCAGTTACAACGGATCTGCTGCTGTATCAAACTTGACAATTGATCTTGATGGATCATCTTTATCTGTTGGATCTGACGGGATCAAGATTTCAGATTCAGGCGTTACAAATGCAATGCTTGCCGGATCGATTGCAGCCGCCAAGCTGGCTGGCTCGATCCCTGCTGACAAATTGAACTTGGGTAACGGTGTCGAGGAGAGCGGCGGCAACTTGATCGTATCTCTTGACGGCGCAACTCTTGCACTTGGCGCGGGTGGCTTGTCTGTCGCTTCAGGCGGTATCGGAGCAACTCAACTCGCATCGGATTCTGTAGTATCGGCAAAAATCGCTGACGGGGCTATTGATAGCGCTGCATACATTGCAGATTCTTTGATCACCAATGCAAAATTGGCTGGATCGATTGCAAATGCAAAACTTGCCAATTCAAGCGTGTCTTTTGGTGGCGTAACTCTTGCACTCGGTGCCAGCGATGCAACTCCAGCATTTGACTTGACTGATGCAACAAACTATCCAACCTCAAGCTTGACAGGAACGATCACCAATGCACAACTTGCCGGATCGATCGCGAATGCAAAACTCGCTAATTCAAGCGTGTCTTTTGGTGGCGTGGCTCTGTCTTTGGGCGGAGTAGATGCAACACCTGCATTCAATCTTTCAGATGCGACCAATTACCCAACTTCTGCACTTGTTGGAACGATCAGCACTTCACAGCTGGCCGCCGATTGTGTAACAAATGCCAAAATTGCAGACGATGCAATTAAGACAGAAAATCTTGATTTCGCCGGATTCTTTCAAGGCTTCGACGCTGACGGATCAACGCTTGCATTTGAGTTAGCTGGGCCGCTAGATCTTGAGTTCAAGAAGTTCTTTACTGTTACTGTAAACGGTTTGATTATGGAATATAAAGACACTCCAGACGCTCAAGACAATTACAAGATCGACAACTCCGGAACTGGCGGAGTTGCGCGCATCGTATTTGGTGCGAACTTGGCGAACTCCGATCGAGTAACAATCCGCGGATTCATCAATAACTAATCCCCTCAGCACTCATCAACCCCTGAGATCCTCTGTATCACCTGCGGAGGATCTCTTTTTTATTGTGCTTATAGTGTCGCTAGTTGCGGGAGATCTGTCTAACTGACTAACTTTTTATTAAATAAAGTTGTATAAATATGTTGACATTAGGAAAAGAATAGATTACTATAAGAATATAGCCAATGAGGTTAGTTCTTTGACATCGCAGCCCATACCCCAAAGAAGCCAAGACCCGCAACAACGGCGGCGAGCATTTCGGAGGGATTGGAAAATTTTATTAATCATTACAACAACGGAAATACAATGTCTATTGAAAATGCAATTCTTAACGCTCTCACTACTCGCCTTGATGATAAACTTTATGTAATCGCTGAGGAATACAGAGAGGAATACATTTCACCTTTTAATAATGCTTTACTTGTCCGCATTGACAGCCGATTGACACGCATTGGATATATCTTCAAATATGCAGTGGTCATGATGGATGATCAAGGCAATATGCGATTTGGTGAGACTTTTGAGGATGGCTTTGAAGAGGTCGTCGAATACAAAGGCTAATCAGCCAACCACAAGAGGGAGCCGAAAGGCTCCCTTTCTTGTTTTAGGCGCTCTCAGAATATATCACAACAACCTTAGTCCCAGTCTCAGGAGCCAGCGCAAAAGTAACACCGCGCCGATCTCCATCCTCTGTATAGTCATCCGAGCCGCCTTGTATCTGAAGCACCCCATTGTAATACACTTGAATACTATCCTCGACAAACTGACTGGACGTGCTGAAGTTGATATTGGAGCCTGTAACCTGACTGGATAGATTCTCAATCTTGAGTGTTGCAGAACCTCCGCCGCCTGTGTCAGATGTGCCGCCGCTTCTATTAATGATCTGTACAATAGCCATTATCGATCCCCTTGATATGTGATTTCACAGAAGTCAATATCACAGCTGCCTGTATTCAGTTTCACAAACGCATACAGATCACCAGCCTGCTCGACCTTTACGAAACTATTCAGCGCAAATATTGCGGTCCCTTTTGTCGCCGTTGTAATGCCTGTAAATATGTCGCTCTGTGTATCTGTGATGATCATTTGATCGCCTGCCGTATCTCTGCACAGTCTCAGCGTAATATTTGCCGCTGCATTGATGCTAGAAAGTTGCAGAGTAATAAGAGACATATAACCCTCGAAACTTTGCGACGGTGGAAACATCTCCATATCTATATCGATCCGCTTTGCCAGATCAAAACTAGACCCGATCCCAGTTACGGCCGTGCGGCTGGTGACTCTGTTGATTGCTTTCATGTTCATGATAGTAATTCCTTGACGCTAGCTATTGCGCCTCTCAATTTCACATACATAATAAATTTAGGGGATGGAGGAACCATGCACCGAAGGATCTTAATACAATCCTCACAGTCTGACAGCGCCGTGTGTGCCTTCCTGCGCTTCCAACCTAAGAAGAGGCATATATTATCCAATGACATGCTAGAACAGCCATACGGGGCAAGATTGACGCGGCAAACGTCACGCGTATCGATGTACGGTACTGGGAATGAGAACTCCTGATAAAACTCATCTGCAAACGCCCGTAAAAACTTGATGTCAAAGTTCACATTGTGACCCACCAAGATCCCGTCGAGATGTGCAAGAAATAGATGTTTGATGATTGTAATTGCGTGCTCACCTTCGATCGCGTTCTTCCATCTGTAGGGAGTGTATCCATTGATTCGGAGCGCCTCTGCGTCAGCCTGATCAATATTGCGGGGCTTGATCTTGATTTCAATCCGCTCTGTTATCACGCCGTCAATCATCACGATCGCGCCTAGACTGAGCAACTCATGCCGTTGAGGATCGAGCCCTGTTGTCTCTGTATCTATTACTATGTACTTCATTTCGGATCCCGTTGTTGTTGTTGAAACGATGACAGCACAGCTCTAACTGTAGGCTCCTGCATCACTATTCGAAATATAAAAAGATTCGGCGGCTCACCTGTCAGCTCGTGGAAATACTCAGCCATAATCGCAATCTTTGACAGCGGGATAGTAGCTCGATCATTGCACCAGTTAGAAACCGTGCTCTCTCTAAATCCTATATCCTCACAGAAGGCCCGTCGATTCTTGAAATTATCGTGTATGTATTGATTGAGTATAGAGCCCATAGACATCTAGATCCCTCCGTTGTGTGTGAGTGTAACCAAAATATAACGATTCTGCACAGCAAAGCATTGTAATCACTGCACAAAATGCACAGATCACAAACTGATCACAAACTGCCCACAAATACCCCACAAACTGCCCACAAATTTCGATCACTAAACCCCTGTAATCATTGCATTTATTTTTTTTAGCCCACAAATAGACCACAAATAGACTACAAACAGCGCACAAGTTGCCCACAAACACAGGGAAAAAGTGCAATAAAATCAAGGGGATACGACAACATAATAACAATAATTACAATTACAATTAATAATTTAGCCAGTTAGTCAGATAGAAAAAAAGTGAGATGCTCCAAATTATATAGAAAAAAACAAAAAAGATCAAATAGGGATCTTTTGTCTACGTTGTCTATTTTCACGATGCTGTCTAACTGTCTATCTGTCTATATCTCTATTTAATTTGTTCTATTTGTATAAATATGTTCGCAATACCTAATCGAATACATTACTATAAATATGTACACAACAACAACGGAGTAAACAATGTTAGTACCAACAAACGCAAAGACAGGCCAGCAATACACAGGCGGAAATACAACGATCCTTTTGCAGAATGAATTTAAAACTCAACTATGGGCAACATATAGACAATGGCAAGAGTTAGGCTTTCAAGTACAGAAAGGCCAAAAGGGCGAGCGCATTACAAAGATGGTCAAGATTATTTGTAAGAAAGAGCACAAGCAGAAACTTGTACCAAGATACTATACAGTATTCAATGTCGAGCAAGTAGCCAAGATCGTTACAGAGTCTAACTTGATGGAAGCAGAGACGGCACAAGACTTCACAGCCCTATCATTGCAGCAGCTTGATCAAATGTGTGAACGAGCAAAATAATTAACAACAACAGGGGGAGCAATCCCCCGCCTTAACAACAACGGAGCATATCATGCACACAATCCCCTCTATCAATCCACACTGGCGCGCAATGGCCTTCGATCGCTTTCTCGGCATGTTCAACAGTATCCCACAGAATCAAGATACAGCATTTAAATCAGAGCGTTGGTATGTACTCAGCGACTGCGGCAAGCACATCTATTCAGTTGTAATCTACTTCTGTAACTTTGATAAATGCATTGTATACAATGCGCAGCGTGTCCGATAATGGATCTATATATCAAGATGCCGATCAGCCTCCTAGACGAAGATCAGGCGGCTGTATGGCATTATTCACAGCTGTACTTGATGATACTACGACGGCAAAAAATTAATCTTACAAAATACGCAAAAGACAATAATATAAAATACAACACAGCCCGCAGATTGCTGAGGCTGGCAAAACAACAACGGAGCAAACAATGAAATATGCCGACTACGTCACCAGCAAGCGAGGACAGATCGTTTTTAGATTCTTGTCGAACCTTGCCGACCACTACAACAAAAATTCATATTGGATAAAATCACAATACGTATTGTATGTTAAGAAGTTCAAGAACATTCCTGAGCCATATCTGATCCACTCATTTCAAGACTATCTCATGAATGAGCTGGAATGGCTGCCAACTGTCAAGAAAGTTGCTGAGTATCTGCACAGTCGACCGGATTTTAAAACGCACTGGCACAGCGTCCCACTTGATCAGACATATTGCGAACACTGCAGAACAGACGACGACGGCAAAGAGGGCGGCTTTCGTGAAGTGTATTTCTATGGATACAGGCAGTCATTGCAAAAGAAAGCCGAAGCACACTACAAAGGGGCTTGTACTTGTGATCTAGCCTCTAAGAGTGCCCACAGATCATATTTAGAGATCATGGACTGGATGCGCGCACAAGATGAATTTGCTGAGATACATTGCAGTTTCTACGATCCAACAAGTGATCGAATCGTGCCAGCACAAGAACAATCACATCATCACTGGCAAAAGAAGATCGACGCTGGAATTATTCGCATTGATGAAAATGATCAAATTGCAGCTTGTTGGGATCATCCTATGTGGAGCAGCGTATTTGCTGCAATGATGTGCAAGCGCTATGGGTTTGTGATGCCGCCAGAGGTTAAGGAACGCTATCAAGCAACGCGGGACAGATTCCGAAAAGATGACGTCAAATACAAGCACGGCAACAGACGCAGAATGAGACAGAAGATCGGCGAGGATATAAACAGCAATACAGCGCCTCCAATGTCACTAGCTGACATAATGAGGGCGGGTAAGCAATGACTGTAAAAATTGGATCTTGCTTTTCAGGGATCGGAGGCTGGGAATTGGGAATTGAAAGAGCAATTCCCAACAGTCGCACAGTTTGGCAAGTTGAAGAAAATACATTCTGTCAGGGAATACTGAAGAAGCATTGGCCTGATGCAACAATGTATGATGATGTGCGTACAGTTGGCGCTCACAATCTAGAACCGATCGATCTGCTCTGCGCTGGCTTTCCATGTCAGGATTTGAGCCTGTCCGGAAATCAAAGGGGAATACATGAAGGAAAAAAATCGAGTCTTTACTGGGAGTTACACAGAATCATTAGCGAGATTCGACCCCGCATTATCTGCCTTGAGAATGTTGCAAACATCCTTCGATTGGGCGGATCCGATGTTATTGCAAGTCTTGCCGAGATCGGGTATAATTGCGAATGGACTGTTATCCGCAGTGGATCAGACTTCGGAGCACCTCACCACAGATCCCGCTGGTTTTGTGTTGCCTACTCCAACCGCATCGACGAACTACGAGCCAAAAGATGCGGGTTGCTGGAGGCGTTCAACAATGTGCCGCCATATACTGGGAGTCAAGGCCGCACAATGGGAGGGCGTGACACAGGCGCAGGCTATTGGAGAAAAATTAGTGCTCCGTCCGCAGTTTGTCGAATGGATGATGGGATTCCCGCAGGGATGGACAGCGCCCAGCACAACAGAATCCGAAAAGAGCGATTGAAGGCGCTAGGAAATGCCATAGTGCCGCAGGCCTCTGAATGGGTAGGGCGTCAAATTGTACAGAGTGGATTGATTGACGATCTGATATATTGACGCTCTCAATATAATCCTATATAGTGAGGAGGATCGCAATGATCTCCCTTTTCTATTTGGAGACAACATGCCAAAACGCAAAACTAAAGAAATCAGTCAGACAGACAGAGAGAGCACGAAGCAGGTCACAACACCAGAGCAGGACGCAAACACGCTCACAATCGAACTGACACCCGTACAGATACAACAAATCAATGTACTCGCACAGATTGCACACGGAGAAGATCCAGCTGTGTATTGTCGCAAGATTATTCTGCAGCACGTCGCTGATCGTCTGTATTTGGTGCGACGATGACCAAAGAGATTAAGCATAAAAATATCTGTGTCAGTATGGATGCGGAGAGCTTGAAGCAGTTGCACGACATCGCAGAGCACACAGGCAAATCAAAAAGCCGGATTGTGCGAGATGCCATCCAAAAAGAATATAAGGAGATCAGAAAATGAATGATCATTCAGTTGGCGAGTTTGTACGGATTGACAAGCTGCATCCACACCACAAGAACCCAAGACACAACGATCATGCTGTTGATAGTATTGCGAACAGTATAAAGCGCTTCGGATTCACTAGCCCAATCATTGCAAATGCAGATCAAACAATCCTAGCAGGTCATACACGCTGGAAGGCCGCAAAGAAACTCGGGCTTGATACTGTGCCCGTTGTCTATGTGGATCTGTCTCCTGTCGATGCTGAGCTGCTTATGATAGCAGATAACAAACTCGGAGAGAAAGCGGACTGGAATACTGATCAACTGTCTGATCTTCTTACTGGATTGAAAGAGCAAGGCGAGGATCTGGACGTGCTCGGATTTGAGCAGCATGAACTTGACGAATTATTAGAGGATCTAGACGCTGATCCATTTGGCGACGGGGAGCCAGTAGAAGCCATCGAACCGCTGCCCGTAGAGTCGGATCTAGATTTCAGATTGTTAAAGGGCAACTGTCTAGACATGCTGAAAGAGTTACCGGATAACAGTATAGACTCGATCGTAACCGATCCACCCTATGAACTTGGATTCATGGGCAAAGCATGGGACGCAACAGGGATCGCTTACTCTGTCGAACTGTGGGCGGAGTGTTTGCGCGTGTTAAAGCACGGCGGACATCTTGTCGCATTCTCAGGATCTCGCACTGTCTTTCCGATGGGCGTTGCTATTGCTGAGGCAGGATTCGAGGTGCGAGATATGATCAGTTGGATATATACAAGTGGATTTCCTAAGAGCCTCGACATGTACAAACAGACAGACAAAGACGAACATAAAGGCTGGGGCACAGCATTAAAGCCCGCACAAGAGCCAGCAGTACTTGCAAGAAAGCCGATCGATTCAGACTGCTCAAGTATTGCCG